AATGATGTGTATTATATGGATCTTCCTGTTCCCATTGATGGTTCTAATAATGGTTGGCAACATCTAGCAGCTATATCTAAGGATAGAAATGCTGGTGAGCTAGTAGGATTAGTACAAACCGACATACCAAAGGACTTTTATGTACAAACTGCAAAAGCTTTGATAGCTCGTGTGCCTGAGTGGTTCGCGCAGAGAGCCATGCCTATGAAACACATAAGGAAAGGTATATCGAAACGCGGAGCGATGACTAGAGCGTACTCTGCGGGCCACCTAG